GAAGATGAACTGTCTGCACAAATTAAGTTAGGTGAGTATTCTATTAAAGATACTTGTAAAACTTGCAAGAAGGTTTATACCAAGAAGCAGACTAAAGCTAACTTAAGAGGGTTGCAAAAGAGATTAAATTCTACCGTAGCCAAAGTTAATAAAATTGGTAACTCCCTTTATAAGTTAAGAGGAGAGCTTTCCAAATTAAAAACTAAGTTAACGCCTGCTCAATGGTATGAACTTAAGAAGAAGGAAGATTTATTTTTATCGCAAAAAAAGATAAAGGATGAATATAATGAGATCCTTGCCCGCAGACAAGAGCAGGAATTAAAAAAGAATAACCTAGAACTTAATTATGAGATAATGCGATTCTGGGAAAAAGCATTCTCAGAACAGGGTTTAATTAAATATTTTATAAGAAATATTCTAGATTATCTCAATTTTAAGACAAATGAATACCTATCCCTGCTAACTAATAATCAGTTCGTCATTACTTTCAATGAAGAGTTGGAAGAGATTATTACTAATAACGGTAGGAAACTCTCTTACATATCTTTAAGTGGTGGCGAGAAGAGGAAAATAAATTTATCTGTCATGTTGGCACTCCAATCACTTCTAAGCCATACGTCTAAAGAGCAATCAAACATTATATTCTTTGATGAGATTGCTGAGAATATGGACGAAGACGGGTGCGTTGGAGTATTAAATTTATTAAAGAGTTTAAAAGAAGAAGATAAGACTATCTTCTTAATTACCCATAATGCCCATCTTAAGAGTTTATTAGATGGGTGTCAGATTTTAAAAGTAGAAAAGAAAAACGGTGAATCGAGGATTATATGAAAGTAAAGCAACTTAATGAGTTAGGCCAAAAGATTTTTGAGCAACGTTATGCTTATCCTGGCGAGACTAAGTATTCAGATAGATGCCGAGCCATGGCGAAGCATATATCATCCGCAGAGAAGGATGAAGAGAAGGAATTCTATGAGCGTAGATTCTTTGAGACGCTAGCCGCTGGTGACTTTGTTCCAGGCGGAAGAATTATATTCGGTTCTGGACGTTCACGGCAGAACATGTTAAACTGCTACGTCCTTGAACCCGAAGATAACGTCGATAGCATCGGCAAGGTCATCGCAGACATGTATAAGATTTCATGTGCTGGCGGTGGTATCGGATTTAACTTTAGCAAGATCCGCCCTCGTGGTGACGATATCCAGAATATCAAGAACTCCGCCCCTGGTGCTGTATCCGTTATGAGAATGATTAACGAGATTGGTAACCACGTAAGAGCCGGTAAGAATCGTAGAACCGCTCTCATGGCGGAACTCAATGTCACCCACCCAGACATTATGGAGTTCCTCAAGGTTAAGCTAGACCTTGGCGAGCTAACCAACTTCAATATTTCAGTAGCGATTACTGATAGATTTATTCAGGCTTGTGAGAATGATGAAGATTGGTATTTCACGTTCAACAACCGTAAGTATTACACTTACGAGATGACTCGTGTATCACCAACGGGGGAACGTGAGCAAGTTACTACTGTAGCTCTAGATCCACAGGATGCTGTAGAGAGAGTTAAGCTTCATCAGCTTAAGCACTTCAACGATATGTTTGAGGATGTTAAAGAAATGAAGTTCAAGGCTCTTGATCTATGGAACAAGATTTGGGAGAACTCAGTTAAGTCTGGCGATCCAGGTATCTTCAATATTGATCTAGCCAACAACTACACTAACGTTTCATACTTTGAACGTATGAACGCTACGAATCCATGTGGTGAAATTACTCTACCGCCATATGGAAACTGCTGCCTAGGCAACATCAATCTTGCCAATATGGTAGATGATAGTGGTGAGTTCGATTGGAAGAAGCTAGCTAATACTGTAAGACTCGGTATCCGATTCTTGGATAACGTCCTAACGGTAAACCACTATCCAATTCCAGAGTGTGATGAAGTTGGACAGAGATCACGCCGAGTTGGTCTTGGTGTTCTAGGTATGCACTACATGTTCATCAAGTTAGGAATTAAGTATGGTTCCGAGAAGTGCTTGGAGTTCCTTGATAGACTATTTGCAACGATTCGTGATGAGGCTTACAAGACTTCAGTATATCTAGCTCGTGATAAGGCTCCATTCCCTGCATTCAACGCCAAGCTCTACCTGCAAGAGAGTTTTGCTAGAACGCTACCAGCTAGAATCAGAATGATGATTCGTGAGCATGGTATTCGTAATGCAGTTATGTTAACAGTTCCACCAACTGGAACCATTTCAATGGTTCATGGAGTTTCAAGTGGAATCGAACCAATCTTCGCTGCTATGTATATGCGTAGATACCGTGTAGCTAACACTTGGGCAGAACAAGTTGTATTGGACCCACTCTTCAAGGAATATTTGGAGCAAGGAAAAGACCTAGGTTTATTCGTCGGAGCCTATGATGTAACTCCCGAAGAGCATATGAAGGTTCAAGCCACGATCCAGCGTTATATTGATAACGCGATCAGCAAGACGATCAATCTGCCAAATACTGCTCAATGGGAAGAGATCTCTAAGGTTGCATTGCAGTATGCCCCATATCTAAAGGGTCTCACGGTTTATCGTGCTGGCTCTAAGGGAATGGAACCACTTCAAGCTATTCCCCTTACTGAGGAGAATATTGAGAAGTATGCAAAGCCAGTTATCAAGACTGTTGCTACTGAGGCTGCATCAGCGGAAGTATGCAGAATTGGTGATAATAGTTGCGGGAGCTAAGATGAAGAGATATAGTAATAAAGCTAAAAAGTTCTTCTTCCTATGGTGTGAACAATGCCAGGAGGAGATGATGGTGAGATCAGTTTTACAGCCGAACCGCAGAAAACACTCCTGCGGTTCCTGGGCTAAACCTAGATATACCGGAGTAGGTGATATATATAAATCAGATGATAAGATAGCTAGAAAAGTATATCGTTATGGTGTTGATGGTATGAATAAAGATCAAGCAGAGAAATTTTATCAAACATCTATTCAAGGATCAAAAGACAGAATCAGTGGTGTCGGTGGGGCAGCGCATTATACGCCAATGGTTCCCGATATGGATTTTATGGTTAAGCATGGAATAGCAAAACCAATTTCAAGTGATAAAGCAGAGCAAAAGAAAAAAATACAGAAAGATTTAGTAAATAGCACTGGTGGAAACTCAAAGAAATTTAATTCAAGAAGATCAAACTCTAGCCAAACTATAAAATGACTTACTCTTTTTCAGATAATATTCAGCGTGGTATTCTTTACCTTGTTAAGCACGATAAGGACTTCTACTCTCAGATTTCAAGTCTGATAAAGTCTGAATATTTTGAGTTCCCATCTTATGCATTTATCTTTGATCGCGTAAAAGCGCATTATGATAAGTATAAGGTAATACCACCTGATGAGATTCTTCTTGAAGATATTAAGAAGAATCTCCCCAAGGGGCAACTTCTCTCTGAGTATGAAGATGATATTGAACAGATCAATAACATTGACTCATCAGTAAATGAGAATAGAGAATTTGTTCTGGATCTTATAGAGGACTTTGCACGTAAGCAGGCAATCTCCCAAGCGATCAAGGAGAGTGTGGTTCTACTTAAGGAGAATCGCATTTCCGAGATCGAAGAGAAGGTCCGCGAAGCGATGCTAGTCTCCCGTGAAGTTAACGTTGGACAGCTATACTTTCAGGATGTGGATAATAGATTTCATCGTTTGTTTGATGACAAGCAAAAGAAGAAGTATAAGACTGTATTTAACACGTTTAATAACTTCTTGGATGGTGGACTGAACTCTAAGGAGCTTGCAATAGTTATTGCACCTCCAGGTGTTGGTAAGTCACTATACCTTGTCAACCAGGGTGCTGTGGCTCTTAAGGAGAATAAGAAAGTCCTGTATATCTCTTTGGAGATGGCTGAAGATAAAATTGCACAGAGATTCGACTCCATTCTTACTTTGGTTCCAAACCATAAGCTCAAGGATAAGGCAACTTACCCACTACTAAAGGAGAGACTCTCTCAAGTTCAGAAGAGATTTGATGGTGCTCAACTTATCATCAAGGAGTTCCCAGTAGGGCAGCTTAACGTAAATCAGATCCGAGCCTTATTAGTTCAACTAAAGCTACATCATGATTTCGTTCCTGAGATTTTAATTGTAGATTACCTTGAGCTTCTACGCCCAAACCGTCAGATTGATGCTGAATACATGGCGCAGGAAAGAATTGCACAAGAGCTACGTGGATTAGCTATGGAACACAATCTGCTAGTTTGGACTGCTACCCAGACCAATAGAAGTGGTAAGAAGGTAGCCACAATTACTGATGCAGAATTAGGTGATTCCTACGGTAAGATTCGCCCTGCCGACTGGGCAATCTCTTTAAATCAAACCGAGGAAGAATATGAGAAAGGTCGCATGAGAGTTTATGTAGTTAAGGCTAGAGATGCTAAACAGCATTATAGAATTAATGCTTCAGTGAACTATACAAACTTAACCATGGAAGAAATTTCTGAGGCTGACCTAGCGAGGCAGGACGCCTCGGGGTAAAATTTTAAATTATGTTCTTGAATTCTATTGCCAATATGCTATTATATAGCCATGGATGATATAAGAAATTTTAGAGCTAACCAAGCTGATGATACACCTACTAAATTTTCTGTATACCGATCCGGGTCTTGGTCTTTTGCTAGTTTAACTAGCATAAACTTTACTAAGATTACTAATGATTTAGAGTATTCTAGACTTGAGTATAGATTTGGTATAGTTTATTCTAGAGAAATAGATCCTCGGAATGTATTTATGGAAGGTGGCGTAGGGGATTATCTACTGAGGGACTCGGACGGTAATCTTAGTATAGTTAAAAAAGATGATTTTGCTAAAAAATACTAATGTATTATCTACCAAAAGAACAAGTTAGGGATTTAGATATTGATAAGTATCTAGAAATCCATAATAAGCTGGCAAGTATCGACAAGGATGCTCTGCCCGCTGAATTAGCTAGACATACCACGGTCTACTCCTACTATCATGGGCTTCTCATTTGGCAGAAGCGTAAAGTAGACCTTATGGTTAATCATAACCAAGCTATGTATTCTCTGACCAAGAATAATGAGCTACTGAACAATAAGAGTAAGGGTGCTAAAGCAACTGCATCCTACTTGGAAGATTACGTTCAGTCTAATGAAGAATACATCAAACTTAAATCAGACCTCATTTACCAAGAAGAAATTTACGGATATTTAAAGGCCATTTGCTCTATGTTGGAGCATAAGAAAGATATGCTTATTCAACTTAGTGCGAATTTACGATCAGAAACAAAACTTTACAACTAATAAAAAAGAGAAAAATTATGAACTTAAATGAATTACGCAAGAAACATGAAGAACTCCTGAAGGGGAAGACCGCTGGTAGCGGTGGCGAGGGTGGCGAGAAGTATCTTAAGATAGAGGCAGGAAAGAATACTATTCGTATCCTCCCCTGGAAGGACGATAGTAAGCCTTTTTATTCCGAGGCTGTTATCCATCGCTACACCAATGAAGAAGGTCTAATAAAGAACTTTTATTGCCGCAAGACTCAAAATGAATCATGCCCAGTATGTGATTTCTACTTTGAGCTTTGGAAGATGCACAAGGAGCTTGGCTTGGCTCCAAAGACCAAGAGCAAGTTTGGTGATCTCGCCACGAAGATTAAGGGAACCCCACGCTACTACATGAATGTCGTGGATCGTCGTCATATGGAAACCAAGTCTGATGATCCAGCAAGTGCTGTTAAGGTTCTTTCTACGGGACAAAAGGTCTTTAAGAAGATTCTTGATGGACTGTTTAATACAGAAATGATGGATGAATCTGACCCAGAGAATACGAACGTCATCTCACTTAAGAAGGGTAATGACTTCGTTCTTGAGCTTGGAAAGAGTGGTGATTTTAATAATTATGATCAGTCTACTTTCCGTATCAAGAAGACTCCTGCTGGATCTGATCGGGAAATTAAGATTTGGATGGATGTTCTGCACGATATTCACGCGGATATCAAAATTGGAGAATATGATGAGGGTAAGAAATTAGTAGAGTATTTGAGAGTATCTCTAGATACTACTAGTGCTGCACCATCATCTCCTAAGGATGACGATATGGGAGAAAAGAAATTTAAGAAGGAGGTTCAAGTATGAAAAAATTAATGATTATAACAATGCTAGCTGTCCTAGCATTGATGTCGAGTTGCAAGTTTATAAGCGAGTCAGAGCTTGATGGCATGTCTGTTGTTACTACGGATAGCCTTTTGACTCCTGAAACCATCAAGGACCCAAAGATTGTTGCGATCCCTGATGATTTGTTTCCGGTAAGTCTAAAGGACAATCCAAAGTGGAAGGATAAGCATTTCGTCTTTGCTCCAGATGAGCTAATAAAGCCAAGTGCTCCAAGAATTGATCTTACTCCAAGTGAGACTAGTGTTTGGATTCTTGATACATTAGCGATGGCAGCGGGAGTAGCTAAGACATTTTTTCCTCAATTAGCATTCTTGGAAGTAATCCTTGTAATGCTATCCAAAAGAAAGCGTCAGAACTATAAGGATGCTATTGCAGCAGTTGTGCCCTATGATGGTAATGTAGACCTTGTAGGTGCTTTAGTGGGTATAGCTAAGGCTCTTGGTGTGGCCCATAGTCGGCCTGAGCCTGTAGCAGCGACTACAGACCCCTCACCACCCGCAGCCCCTGTAAAAGCTTGATTCTAATTGAATAAGCTTTAACCCCTCAAGATTGATCTTGAGGGGTTTTTTTATTTTTATATGTATTATTGACTATAATGATACATATGTCAAATAAATTAAAAATATTAGTTGTAAACCCAAATACAGGCGGGTGTGCATATTACAGAAGCCTGATGCCATACCATAAGTTACAAGAACTTTATTCAGACAAAGTTGATATAAGATTTGATGATAATCCATTAAAACTAAATACAGCAAATGGAACTTTTGAATACCCAGGAGCAGATTTAGATAATCCTCCCGAGAACATAGAGTGGGCTCACGTAGTTTTGATAAATAATATCAGTAACTATGGTGGTCCTTATACTGCTAGAGTTCTTGGAATGGCAAGAAAAGCGGGTAAGTTTGTTCATTTTGATACTGATGATTTATTAACTGAGCTTTATGAGGAGCATCATTTAATTGATGTTTATAAAAATCAAGGTTTAAGTGAATTAACAAAGCATTTATATGCAAATTCAGATCTTGTTACAGTAACACAAACTAAGTTTGCAGAAAGAATAAAACCTTATTGTTCGTCAATTCTTGCTGTAGTGAAGAATGCTATAGATTATAATTTGCCTGGATGGAATATTCCAAGAAGTATTAGTAAGGCAACTAGAATCGGCTGGGCAGGTGGAATTCACCATAATCCCGATGTTAAAATATTCTCAGGTGTTCCGCACCTAGTTAATCAAAAGATCGGCAGAGAGAAGGTATTTTGGGACTTCTACGGGATGCCACCACCACCACAGAATGAGAAGGAGAAGGATGACTGGCAAAATAAAGTTTGGGATCATTATAAGTCAGAACTACTTAGAGGATTTAAAGGGCAAAGAAACTGGAATACCCATTACGCAGTAGG